TAGCTATATAGACATCGAGCCCAACAGATCTGTAAGAACCAGTTTTCTTCGCCAAGACTATGATGCGTTTCGCCCCGGAGAATCCGTAGCCAGCCAACAGAAAAGAATAATCAAGCAAAGTATGCAAGCCTATGATAGAGTGGGCATTATTCGTAATGTTATTGACCTGATGAGCGATTTTGCTTCACAGGGACTTACGCTTGTACATCCAAATAAGACAATAGAGAAATTCTATAGAAAATGGTTCACTCAGGTTGGTGGCGTAGACAGGTCGGAAAGATTTTTGAACTATCTCTATAGATGTGGCAATGTCGTTGTTAAAAGACGAACCGCAAAGTTAAATCGCAAGAAGGAATTAGAGCTAAGAAGAGCCGCCGGAGCAGATCTTAAATTAGAAGATATAAAGGTGAACAGGAGAGAGGTTCCTTGGACATACGACTTTTTAAACCCTCTCGCTGTCGATGTTCAAGATTACGGCGCGCAGATGATTGGTAAGCCTCAGTTTTCCCTAAATCTATCCAAATACACCTATGAAACCTTGGTGAATAGTTCAAACACAAACAAAACAGTCTTTAGGACTCTGCCAAACGACCTGCAACAAAGGTTAAAAACTGGAGAGAGAGCAATTCCACTCGATGAAGACAAGGTGAGCTTCTACCACTATAAAAAAGACGACTGGTTATTGTGGGCAAACCCTATGATATACGCCATTCTTGACGATATTATAATGTTAGAAAAAATGAAACTTGCGGACTTGGCCGCTCTTGATGGAGCCATTTCTAATGTTAGATTGTGGACTGTTGGTGATCTAGACCATAAAATCATTCCAACAAAAGCCGCCATAAATAAACTACGAGACATTTTAGCAAGTAATGTTGGTGGCGGAACTATGGACTTGGTGTGGGGGCCAGAGCTTCAGTTCTCAGAAAGTCAGTCTCAGGTCTATAAGTTCTTGGGCGCTGAAAAATATCAGCCCGTTCTTACTAGTATCTATGCCGGTCTTGGGATTCCTCCTACCTTAACAGGGGCTTCCACGGGCGGAGGCTATACAAATAACTATGTTAGTCTTAAAACTTTAGTAGAAAGACTTGAATATGGTCGAGAGATACTAAAAGGGTTTTGGCGACAGGAGATTGAGATAGTTAGAAAAGCTATGGGCTTTAGATTTCCAGCTGAAATTCATTTTGATTCAATTATTCTCTCAGACGAAGCGGCGGAAAAACAGCTTCTTATACAGCTTGCAGACCGAGATATTATATCTACCGAGACTTTACTTGAAAGATTTAGAGAGCTTCCGGGGATTGAGCGTATTCGTGTTCGTCGAGAAGAAAGAGAACGATCTAACGACAAGGGTTCTCCTAAGAAGGCTGGGCCTTATCACAATCCTCAGCACAAGGATGATGTCGCTAAAATAGCACTAACTAAGGACGTTTTAGATTCTGAAGAGTATCTAGACAAGCTTGGACTTCCTCCTACTTCGGTAGAGCAAGAAGAGGTTGTTGAAACAAACACCCCTCAACAAGAGCCGGAACGTATTCCGGTAGAAGACGATGGTCGTCCTAAATTTTCACGAGATACAAAAAAGCGAAAACAGAAACGCGTAACGCCTAGAAGCGGTGACGCCACAACAGCTACGCTTTGGGCCGTAGAGGCGCAGAATAAGATATCCGACGTTGTATCTCCTATAGCCCTTTCGCATTTCAATAAGAAAAATGCTCGCAGCCTAAACAAAGCTGAAGTTGACCAGCTAGAGTATCTAAAGATATGCATTCTTACGGGCATGACGCCATACATGGAGATAACTCCAGAGGTTGTTAAAGATCTATTAGACAGAGGAACAAAACCGTCTAGCGGGTTCGGTTCTCTAGTGGAGGCGAAGGTAAATTCCTTTACTTCTGCAAACAATAAGCAGCCAAACAGTTCTGAGATGAAATATATACACGCTTCTTGCTTTGTAGAAATGTGTGATTTTGGCCAATAATCACCAAAGATTTTATTTTGTGTGTATTATGAACTTGGAGGCCTTTATATAATGAAAATATATGAATCTGAGATAAAAGACGGATTAGCTGAAATACTTTCAAGCAATGCAAGCGTTGCATGTTACGCTATTGCTGAAACATACAAGCCCGAAAAGTCAACAGAAGAATTTAATAACCTAATGGAGGTTATTGCAGAAAATTCTAATGAGCTTTCCGTCGCTCAGAATGAAGAACAAATAGACTTATATTATCTCAAGTCCATACTGGTTAGTACCGGATGGAACAAGAATGACGATGTGTTTGACCCTAAAGAGTTGTGGGCAGCCAAAAGCACACCGGAAGATAAACCTTTTAATTTCATGCATGACGAAAAAGACATCATCGGCCACATCACTGGCAATAAAGTGGTCGATTATAACGGAGAAGAAATCGACATTGAGACGGACGAGGTGCCAGACACATTTAATATACTTACCACTTCTGTTATATATACTGAGTGGAGCGACATTGATCAAAGAAGCCGAATGCAAAAGATTGTTTCTGAGATCGAGGATGGAAAATGGTTTGTTTCTATGGAATGCCTTTTTCCGGACTTTGACTACGCTCTAACGGCTCCAGACGGTTCTACCAAAGTGGTTAGCCGTGACGAAGCCTCAGCATTTTTAACAAAGCACCTAAGATCTTACGGTGGAAGTGGAGAATATGAAAACTATAGAGTTGGCAGACTATTACGAAACTTATCGTTCTCTGGTAAAGGCTTGGTTTCCAAACCTGCTAATCCTCGTAGTGTAATTTTGGAAGGAAACGATTTTTTTGACGAATCGAAAGCAGAACTTTTAACTATATCCTCTATAAGGGAGAATACAATGAGTGATACTAATGAAAAGCAGGTATTGGACCTGCAAAACGAGCTTGCAGAAGCGAAAGCCGAAAACGAATTACTTCGAGATAAGGTTGTAGCCGAAAAACAAGCAGAATTTCAGTCTAAGGTTGAGGCTCTTGAAGCCGAGATCGCTGAAAGAACTGAAGCAAACGAGTCTCTTGCTAGTACTTTGGAAGAAAAAGAAGCCGAAATCGCTACTCATAGCGAAAAGGTTGAAGCTCTGACAAAAGAAAACGAAGAGATGATGGAAGAAGTGGCCGTTATGAAGAAAAAAGAAGCGGTTATGAAAAGACAGGCCAAACTAGAAGAAATTGGGCTTGATTCTGAAGAAGCCGCCGCGACTGTTGGGGAGTTCGAGTCTGTAGACGAAGAAACCTTTGACAAAATTGTGGCTGTAATGAAAAAGAAGGCCGGAATGCCTCCTTGGATGAAGAAGGATAAAGACGAAGAAGAAGAAGAAGAAGAAGCTAAAAGTAAATCTTCTGAATCTCTTGACGAAGAAACCGATAGTGCCGAAGCTGGTGCTGAGGTTTTGGAAGAAGCTGAAGAATCGACAGACGTTGCTATCGCAGAAGCTATTGGTGAAGAAGATCCAGCGGAATCTCTTCGTTCAGTCGCTAGCGAATGGCTTGGTTCTATTTTACAGTCCGTTCCAAAAGAAGATAAATAACCCTATTTTAGAAAGAATAAAGGAGATTCATAATGGCTCTTAAAACAGATAGAAGTACTCTTCAAACTGACATTTCGTTCTTTATGAACGAGGCTGCCACTAGAGGGGGAATCGCAACTATTAGTACTGGAGGCTCAGGTGCCTCTATGGACAACGGTTCAGCGTTGGTCACATATGCGGCAGCTCCATCCGGAAAAGTCGCTGTTGGAGTATTGTTAAACGATATGGTTAGTATTGACCTAACTCGTCAACATTTAAACCAACACAAGGACGAGGTACAAAAGGGTGGTAAAGTTACCCTTCTTGCTAAAGGTTGGGTTGTAACCAACAGTATGCAAGGAACCGACCCAAACGCAGGCGACTTGGCGTACTTGTCGCATAGCGGACTCATTTCAGCGGACGCCATCCTCGCCGGTAGTGACGCAGCGAATGAGATGATTGTTGGACGATTTTTGTCCGATGTAGATGAAGACGGTTACGCTAAAGTGTTTATCGACCTTCCTAATACTAACGTAGACCACTCGGTTCATAGCTAAACAACCCAATAAGAAAAAGGAGAAGTTAATATGTCTATTAAAACTCGTCCGACACCCGAATTTATTGAGTTGCTCAAGCGCTCGGGTAGTTCTGATAAAATGGTCGCAGTAGCGGCCCAAAGAGAAATCGCCAAAGCTCTAGAAACACCAATTCGTAAGGGTGTTCTATTTGGCGATATTGTCACCTCAATTTACGAGGCTATGCCTTTAGAGCCGGGAGCTACACCAGAATTTCCTTTGGATCTTCTTGCACCCGGAACTGAGACAGAGCACATCGCTTATACGAATCCCGGCAATGGCCGAATTCCTGAGCGTCACGTAGAAGGTGACTACGTAATGGTTAACACTTACGGCATTTCGAGCTCGATTGACTTCTTGCTTAAATATGCTCGTGAAGCTAACTGGAACGTTGTTGCTCGTGCTATGCAGGTTCTTGAATCGTCCTTCGTTAAGAAGATCAACGATGACGGATGGCATACACTTTTGGCTGCCGCAGTTGACCGTAATATTTTGGTATATGATGCCGATGCTGCTGCTGGTCAGTTTACTAAGCGTTTGATCAGTTTGATGAAAACTGTGATGCGTCGAAATGGTGGTGGTAACGCCGCTACTGCTCCGGGTCGCCTTAGCGATCTTTACTGCTCTCCTGAAGCGATTGAAGATATTCGCAACTGGGGTGTTGACCAACTTGATGAAGTTTCCCGTAGAGAAATCTATGTTGCATCGGACGAGGGTCCAGCAATTACTAGAGTCTTCGGCGTCAACCTCCACGATGTCTTTGAGTTTGGGGATAACCAAGAGTATCAGACTTACTTCACTAGCGATCTAGGCGGTTCATTGCAATCGTCAGATGTTGAGCTTGTAATTGGTCTGGACCAAGGTCCAAACGATAGCTTCGTAATGCCTGTCAAGAAAGAAGTTGAGATTTATGAGGACGAGGGTCTTCATAGACACCAACGACAGGGTTACTACGGTTGGGCAGAAATTGGGTTTGGTGTTCTTGACAATAGAAGAGTTCTCGCTGGCTCCTTCTAATAGCGTTCACCGCTTATCCAACCCTCGGGCTACCCTGTTTTCGGGGTAGCCTTTTTTATTATATTTACATTTTTGTGTATTATTGAGTGGAGGAGAACATGTTCGGTACAGCAGCTTTATCTGAAATTTCTTTTAGTGAAACTCAAGATTCTGAGGCCATTTTCGTCGGTTCCCTCCCCATAATATACTTTAATAGTTCTACCCTTACTTTTCCTCTTGATATTAACAAGCTGTCTAATTTCACATTGGAAATAAATAAAATACAAGAACACAGTCTTAAAATAAACAAGATGGCAGAATTTACCACAAGGAGATAAGAAATGGCTCAGTTTTGTGTTACAATCGCAGATGAAGATGTGGACAGAGTTATTGCCGCAATGTGTGCTAACTATGGGTATCAGCCCAATATTCAGAATACAAATTTTAGTCCAGAGCAGCCCGTTGACTTAGAGTTCAACCCCGAATACGTTTCTAATCCAGAAACAGCTAATGAGTTTTCTAACCGTATGACAAGAGACTTTCTTATGAATAATACGGTAGCATACGAAGTAAAACTACAAAAAGAAAACATTATCCAGCCTACGCCTCCAGATATCAGAAATGCGCAAGAGTAGGAATTTTATAGTCTTTAATATCTGGCAGGAGTCATTATGGCGCTTAAAGTAGCAGACAGAATAAAACAAACCACCACAACCTCGGGAACTGGTGACATTTCCTTTACTGGAACTCCGGCGGGATTTGCCACCTTTGGCTCCGTGTTGACCAATGGTGATACAACCTACTACGCTATCGAAGAAAACGACAAGTGGGAAGTGGGTATTGGTACCTATGGGTCGGACAACATGGTTCGTACCTATGTTTTGGCCAGCTCTAACAGTGGAAGCGCGATTAACCTAGGTGGTAGTGGGGTCGTCTTCATCACCTACCCTGCCGATAAAAGCGTTTACAGAGATGGTGAGTCTCAGGTTGTTATTGGCTCATCTGGTGTGTTATTCTCTAATGGCACCATCGTCAAGGATGCAAAGCTGCCAGAACTTACAGATGTTGCGTCAAGTGGGGCCTTTACGTCTACCCATGTGTTGTCATTTAACAATACAAATAAAAGTCTAGTATTAGGAGACTCTACCGGACCGTCCAAATCTAACAATACTATTATTGGCTATGGGGCTGCGAGCGGCACAACCGGCACAGATAACGTTGTTATTGGTACGAACGCTCTTGTGGCTGCGGATGGTGGCATAGAAAACATTGGTGTGGGTACGCTTGCGGGCCCTTCTGAGCCAGATTTTTCTTCAAACGCTTCTTATTGCGTTTCTGTTGGCCATAAAGCCGGAAGTCGCATGAGGTCAAATTCTACGGCTATTGGACATCAGGCCGGTATTGCTTCCTATGAGTTTGGGTTTGTTGCTGTTGGGTCTGCGGCAGGTTCTGGCATTGGAGGCTATTCTGTGGCCGTTGGATACCAAGCCGGTAACGCAATGGCTAGCGATTATGTTGTTTCAGTGGGACATCAGGCTGGTAAGAGCGCTGCTGGAGAAAGCTCTGTATGGGTAGGTAACATGGCGGGGAATTCTGCCACGTCTGCAAGCAAGTCTATTGGTATAGGGTATCAGGCTGGTAAAAGCTCTTCTGCTGATGATAGTATTTATATTGGACAAAGTGCTGGTCAAAGCAATAGTGATGATGATTATCTTTATATAGGCAATGGTTCGCCATCAAGTAGTCGCACCCTCATTAAAGGCGACATGCAGTCAAAAAGACTTGCCGTTGGGGCTGCCGATGTAACGCTTTCTGACACCCTTTATGTTGGCGTAGCCTCTTCTGTCGATACAGGACTTGTCGTGAGAGGAGCGGCCTCACAAACCGCCAATTTGACCGAGTGGCAAGATTTGGCTGGG